GACAGCGGCGCCGGTCTGCCCGCTGCCCCGTCGTTCCCCGTGGTCGCCTCGATGGCCACCTTTGCAGAGTTCCCCTGGGTCCGGGCCTGCATTGACGCGGTAGGGGCCGACCTCTCCGGCTTGCCGCTGCGCATCGTGCGGGGAGAGGGCAAAGATTCCGAGGTGGTGCAGGCGCCGGAGCTTGCCGCGCTGCTTGCCCAGCCACAGGCCGGTGTCGGCCGTCGCCAGTGGGAAAGGCAGCTTATCACCTTCCTTCTTCCCACAGGCAATGCCTACGCGCTGAAGGTGGGCAACCCCGCGCGCCCGACCTCGCTGGTACTCCTGCATCCCGAAAGTGTGGAGGTTATCCCGGACGCTTACGGCTACCCCAGCGCCTATCAGGTGCGGTCCTACGGCGGCGGCGTCAAGTCGTACAGCGCGGATCTCATCCTGCACATCCGGCTTACAAGCTGGGAGAACGGGCCGCAGGGGCTTCTCGGCGAGGGGCTGATCCGCGCCCTGAAGAACGACCTGAATGCAGACCGCGCCGCCTCCAAACTCTCCGCCTCGCAAGCCAACCAGGGGCGCCCCACGGCAGTATTCAGCCCCAAAGGCGACGAACAGCCGACCAAAGAGCAGCGGCAAGCGGTGGCCGATGGCTACGCGAAAGCGACCAGCGAGAACCGGCCTTGCATCGTGCTACCTGTCGGATTCGACGCATCCTTCCCCAGCTATTCCATGCGCGACATGGAGTTTGTTGCACAGCGCGCCCTGACGCGGGAGACGATCCTGGCCGCCTTCAGCGTGCCCCCCGTTCGCGTCGGTCTGCCACAGGCCAACTTTGCAACAGCTCGGGAACAATCGGCTATCTACTGGCAATCCCTGATAGGACTGGCCGCCCTGCTTGACGACGCGCTGACCGTGATCGCCCAGGGCTTCGGCGCCGGGCTTTCCGTGCGCCATGACTTCTCTGGAGTCGAGGCCCTTCAGCAGAGCCGGGATAGCCGCCTGAACCGTGTTTCGTCCTGGGTTATGCTTGGCGCCACCCCCGCAGCCGCAGCCTCCTATGAGGGCTTCGACGATGCGCCGGTAGGGGATGAGGTGGCCGCAGAGCAGCCGCAAGCCCTTGCCGTCGGGCAGACCTTCGCGCGGTGGTGGGATGCCTCGGCTCCCCGGCTCTCCCTGGTGCCCGGCACCCGTGCGCTGGATGAGGAGGAGCCCCGCCTTGAGCAGTCCGAGTATGAGCGCCCGCCTTACGGCTATGTTGCCACCTTGAAAGCAGACTTCCCGGACATCTGGGGTGCAGGCGGAAACGAGCGCGGCAACGAAGCCTTTGAATACTGGACAAAGTATCAGGATGGCGACCGCTCCGAGGGTGTGCTCGGCTGGCTAAAAGAGCGTGAGGCATGGGCCGCGCGCCACTACGAAGACGGCGACGCCTTCATCGGCGATGACCAGGAAAGCCCTACACTTTCCAACATCGGCGGCGTGGTCGCCTGGCTGAAGTGGGGCGTGGTCGGTCAGCTCGGGTGGGAGCGCATCAAATCCCTTGTGGACCAGCTCAAAGAGGCCAAGGCAGCGCCCGCAGATGAGCGTGAGGCGCTTCGTGGTGCCCTCTGGCGCGGCTGGCTTGCCGATGTGCAGACGCCCGCAGAAGTGGCGCTTGCGCGGGCTACCAAGGCCGCCCTGCACCAACAGCAGCTATCGGTGCTGGAGAACCTGTCCGCCCTCTGGGATGGCCTCGTGCCGGAGCGCGAAGGCGTGGCCCGTTCGCTTGCCGGTCTGCCCGCCGATGTGGTGCAGCGCGACCTCTCCGACATCCTGAAGCCGGTGCTGGACAAGCTCTTTCCGCCCTCCACCCAAAGCATCCTGCTGCTTCTGACCGGCGACGCCTACCGCAAGGGCATCCGCACCGCTTTCCGCCGTGCTGCTCAACAGGTGGGCGCCACCTTGGGCGCTGACCGGGTGGACCCCGTAGCTGAGCAACTGTTGGCGCTTATGGTGGTTCGGGTCAACACCGCCACCATTGACGCGCTGGCCCGCATTGTAAGCACCGGGATTTCAGAGGGCCTGACCATCGCAGAGATGCAGGCAAAAATGCAGTCTGCGGTAGGCTTCTCCCCGATGCGCGCGCTTCGTGTGGCCCGCACCGAGACAACCCGCAGCGTCAACGCGGGCTCACAGTATGCCTGGCAGGCCGTCGCTGCTGACGGTGGGCTGACCATCCAAAAAGAGTGGCTGTCCGCCCGTGACGGCGAAGTCAGGGCCGAACACCGCGAGCTTGACGGGCAGACCGTGCCCCTTGGCGGAACTTTTGTGATTCAGAGCGGGGAGTTTGCCGGGAAGAAGGCAAGCGGCCCCGGTGATTTTGACCACGTTGCTTTGTGCGTAAACTGCCGATGCACCGTTTTACCCGTGGTGAAAGATGAATGACATCGTAAAAAAGAAGTTCTACCGTGTCGAAAAAGACGCGCCGGACGGGACGAAAGAGATTCCGTTCATCGCCTCCACCCCAGCAAACGACCGCTATAACGACGTGGTGGACCAGTCCTGGCGGCTGGAGAACTACCGCTCAAATCCCTTCGTCCAGGCCGACCACGACTGTTCCGTAAAAGAGACGGTTGGTCGTGGCATGGTCAAGATTGGTGAAAAATGAATGAGATCGTGAGGAAGAACTTCCGCTGTATCGTCAAGGCTGACGGCATGGATGAGGAGGGAAAACCGAAGAAGACCGTGGTTTTCATCGCCTCCACCGATGCCGTAGATCGCTACAATGATGTTGTGGACCAGACCTGGGAGCTTGACAACTACAACAGCAACCCTGTTGTCCAGGTGGATCACGACTACAGCACCGCCGCCACCGTCGGGCGTGGCAGGGCGTACCTTGCCGACGATGGCACCGGCCGCGCTGTTCTGCACCTCGCGATCGAGCAATGGGGCACCTCTGCCCGTGCGCAGCAGACCCGCGCTGATGTGGAGGCTGGGATCCTGTCTGCCCTCTCGGTCGGCTTCCGGCCCCGACGCAGCGTCGCCCGGAACACCTTACAGCCGGAAGACCCGCGCTATTCGCCTGATTCCTACTGCTATGTCCACTACAACAACGAGCTTCTGGAGGGCTCCATCGTAGCCATCCCCGCCAACCCCGAAGCCCTCGCCCAACGCTCCGCCCTGCCCTCCCTGGATCTTGCCGCTCTTGAGCGTCAGCTTTCCGAGCGGGTGACTGCGCTGGTTCTGGCGCGTGTCGCCGCCTCTCTCCCTGACCCCACCCCGGCGCCTGCACCCGCACCCGCCGATCCCTGGTTCGACTGAACACCCTCTCTCCCCTGGAGATTACATGTCCCTGCCCCCCATGACCCGCGACGCCGTAGAGGCTGTTGCCCGTGACTTCCTCGCCCAGCGTTCCGCTGGATTGACCACGGAGAACTTCAACAAGCTGATGTCCGACGTACGCGGCATCCAGGAGAAGATCGACCTCCACACGCTGCGCAACGCCCGCGACAGCGACGGCCACGACCTGACCGACCACATCCGCAGCGACGGCAGCGTCGCGCTGACTCGCTCCGTGGATAAGATCGAGTTCGGCGGCCAGACCCTTCAGGTGGAGCGCGAAGGTCTGCTCGACTCCGCCCCCGCCAACGATTGGCAGCGCGACCTTCAGCGCACCGTGCGGGACCGCTCCACCGCCCGGATGTTCCTGGTCAGCCGCAGCCGCAATGGTGCCCCCGCCCCCACCCCGAAGCTGGACGCCAAGCTGCTTGGCCTGTGCGCCCGCGCTCCCAAGGAGATCCGCGGCGCGCTGGAAAAGGCGATGTCCGACACCGCCGGGTCCGGTGCCGAGTGGATCCCGGACATCTACAGCAACATGCTCCACGAGGATTTCTACCTGCCCTCTGTGGTAGAGACCCTGTTCGGCGTGGTGGACGTGGCCGGAACCCTGGTCATCCCCAAGATTTCCGACGTGTCCCGCCCCTACATCGCCGGGATCAGCTCCACCGATACCCCGGCGGCGTTCACACCCACCACCCCCACGACCAGCAACCAGAGCATTGCGCCGATGGCCCTTGCCGTGCGGATGATCCTGGATCAGAACGCCCTTGAGGACTCCATCATCCCGATGCTGGAAGAACTTCAGCGTCGCCAGGCCCGCGCCCTGTCCGATGCCATCGAAGACGCCATCATCAACGGCAGCCTCACCGCTACCCACGAAGATGCTATCGCAAGCTGGAATATCCGCAGCCGGTGGGGTTCCGGTGGCCTGGGCACCTCTGCCGACCACCGCCGCCTCTGGGATGGGCTCCGCCGGATCGCCATCGCCCGCAGCGCCGCCACCGATCAGGGCTCCGGCCAGACCGTCGCCAAGATCATGGAGCAGCTTGCCGGTGCCCTTGGCGAGCGCGGCAACGTCGGGACCGCGATCATCACCTCCCCCGAGGTTATGTTCAAGAAGATCCTGACCGACACCAACCTCCTGACCGTGGACAAGGCGGGCGCTCTGGCCGCCACCATCATCACCGGAAACGTGGCCTCCATCGCCGGGATGCGCGTTGTCATGTCCCGCTTCATGGGTGCGGATCTGGCTGCTTCTGGCCTCTTCACCAACTCCGGGGCGCTCTCCGGGGTTATCGCGGTCTGCCCGGAAGATTTCAAGGTCTACCGGCGCCGGGGTGCGATGGCGGAGATGGAGAAGGAAATTGTGAGCCAGACCAACAATCTGGTAACCACCTGCCGCCTCAACTTTGCCACCCTGACCGGTAGCGGTACCAAGTGCGCTGCCTACGGCTACAACTGGCTGAGCTGATTCTTCGGGGGCTTCGGCCCCCACCACCTCCCTTTCTACTTCTGGAGTCTACATGTCCGGCGATGATCGCGTCATTCTTGAAGGCGTAGTTGGTGGCACCGATGCCACCGATGCTATTTACCTTTTCAACCCTTTCAGTGACCACAAATTGCTCATCCGTGCCGCCTTCTTGGGGCCGAATGTGGCGGTGGCGACCCATGCCAGCAACTACATCACCACCACGCTGACCACCTCGGCGACGCTTGCGACGCATACGACCAACAGCAGCGGCGGATCCGCTCTGGTGGCGGGCACCCGCAAGGATCTGACCCTCTCCGGCACCGGGCTCGCCCTGGAAGTCGCAGCGGGCGGGTCTATCACGGTGGCAGTGGCCAAGGCGGGCACCGGCCCGGCCTATGAGCATGTGGTGCAGGTGCTCTGTAGCCGCATCCGCAACTGATGCACCGTGCGATCCTGACCCCGTGGAGGACTCCTCTTGGCCCTGATAACAACGACAGAAGCGAAGCAACAGATAACGGGCCTGTCGGGCTCGGACGACGATGCGCTGCTGACGGAGCTGATCAGTGTAGCGGGGGCAATGATCGCGGCGTATCTGGGCTACCCGTCGGCAACGGCGGGAGCCCAACCAACAGCGGAAGCGACGAGTTACACCCGCTACATGGACGGGCCGGGGGGCATTGAGCTTCGGCTTGAATTGCTCCCCGTCAACAGTATTTCGAGTGTGTACGACTCCCCAGACCGCTCCTATCGGGCGGCGGATCTGGTGGCGTCGGGTGACTACACCCTCGAAGATGGCCCCAACGGGCTGCTTATGCTCGACTGGGATTCGGTCCACGGCAAGTGGAGCACCGGAAAGCGCGCTATCAAGGTGGCCTATTCCGGCGGATATTCCAGCGTGCCCGACTGGTTGCAGCACGCAGCCCGGATCGTGGTGCGCCACCTCTGGGACTTGCGCGAAGTCCAGGGGAAAAGCTCGCAAAGCAAGGGGCAGAGCAACGTCCCGCTGCGGGATGCCACGGGGCTCCCCAAAGAGGCGCGCGACATCCTCAACCCCCACCGGCTTCCCCGCACCATGGAAATCCTATGAGTGAGCCGGTATCGAATCTGGAAATCCGGCTGAAGAACGCCGGGAAAGAGCTTGTCGCGACCATCCGCAAGCGGCTCTATGCGGCTGCCCTGATGGCGGAAGCGGAAGGCAAGCGCAACGCGACCACGACGATCCACGCCCGCACCGGCCGCCTCCGTGCCTCCATCGCTGGACGATTGGAGCGCGGCCCTGCCGATGCCCTGGATCTGAAGCTGCGGGCGGGCGGAGGCAACAACGGGCCTGACGTGCCCTATGCTGCGATCCATGAGTACGGCGGCATCATCCGACCTGTGCGCCGGAAGTGGCTGGCCATCCCCCTCCCCATCGCCCGCACCGCTGCGGGAGTGAGCCGGTACCAGACCCCGCGCGACGTGCCGGGGCTGCGTTTCATGCTTTCCAGGCGGGGCAATGCGCTGCTTGTGGATAAGAAGGGCGTGCCCTGGTACATCCTGAAGAAGAGCGTGAGCATCCCCAGGCGGCCCTACCTCCTCCCTGCACTACTGAAGGCGGGCGCCGACCTCCAGAAGCAGCTTTCTAAGGACATCCCGGCCATTCTCCAAGGCGCACCATGAGCACCGCAAGCACCATCATCGGGCGCATCGTTACGACGGTTGCGACGGTATCGGGGCTCTCCAGCAACAAGGTGATCCGGGGCATCCCAGAGACGCTGACCGAGGGCGGCAGTCCGCCGGTGTGCTGGGTCTACATGGCCTCGCTCACCTCGGAGTACGGGCCGGAGCTGACCAGTTACACGCGCATCCTGACGGTCCACATTGAGGGGGTGGTTGCTGCGGCATCCTCCCACGCTGCCCGAGAAGATGCGGCGCTGACCATGCTTGACGGGCTTATGGCTGCTCTGGAGGCGGACACCACGCTCCTGGGTTACCTGACGGTGGCGCCGGTTGTTGAGGGCGCAGTGGACCTCTCCACCTCGGTAGGAATGGCCGCCATCGGGCTGCGTCTGGAGTGCCGGTACATGCAGGACATCGGAGGCGGTCTA